CCTTCTGTTCTTTGAGGAGGGAATGTTCGTATGTTTCATTAAATCTCTTGACAAACATTTTAAATTCAAGCTTATCAAGATGTCTCATTTCTGTCAGAGTTTCATTTCTCTTTCCTAACAAAGATACCATTTTATCTTCCAACATGATTCTCTTCTTAGCTCCAAGACCACTTCCCTGTAGATATAGTCCTACAGTTGCTAAGTCTTTGTAGTTCGGAATGAAGTTGCTATAGGTTTTGTTTCCGAGAGCCTTGTTGATTCTGTTGATGAGTGCTGTTTGTTCGTTGAAAATTTCTTTTCTATCAAGAGCATCAAAATCTTTTTTGGTCTCGACCAAGAGTCGTTGAGAATACTCAAGCTTAAGTTCTCGAGACTCCAATAGAGATGAATACAACTCCAACTCATTCTTTAGAGGTTTTCCCTTTGAATAAAATTCTTTCAAGATTGTCTTCACGACCTTTTGTCTTTGCTTGTCTTCCTTGAGGATAGATTTTGTTAATTCACGAATGAGGCATTCGTAAAGAAAAGCGGTGTTTCTTTTCTTATTGTGTTTCATCTTTGTCTTTCCTATTGTTTAATGATTCTAATAAAGCTTTAATTTCACTTTCAGATTTAAATAGTTCCCTCTCTTGTAAATCTACTCCTTCGGTAACACCTCTTGTGAGCGAGTCCAGTCCTCCAAAACCTACTTTGCCGGGCCATGTTTTTCTCGCTGTTCCTATCTCACCAGAGCCCATGTTATTCATTTGCTTTCTAAGGCCACCTTTCCTATAAGAAAGCTTGTGACTCTTGTATGGACCGCGAGGCTTTGAGTCTTCATCTCGTTTGGCTGGAGGCTCTGCTAAGAGATCGGGTTCTTCCTCTCCTCCAATATCTCCACCTAAGTCTCCTCCGAGGTCCTCACCCCCCAAGTCGCCCCCAAGATCACCCCCAAAGTCATCTCCTCCTAGATCGGCTCCGCCTCCAAGGTCTCCACCTTCTTCCGCTGGTTGTCCTGCTGATTCGAGTGCTGCCATGAATTTCTTGTCAGAGAACATCTCTCTTTGCATTCTAAGGTATTCGTCTTGAGATAGTCCCAATAGGTTCTCGGAGATCCAACGTCGAGAGAAGAAGCCTTCTGTCGCTGCTCCTGCGATGTCAAACTTGGTATTCCAGTGTTCCAACTCTTGCATCTCGGCAATCTTGGAAGGATTGTTTAGAGAAAGCTTGAAGTTAAGCAAGTCGTCGTCCCTATAGCCTAAAGTGTAAAGGTGAACGATACCAATCTTTTCTAACTCTGAAATGAGAACTCGTTGTAATCTTTGTATTGTTCTCGCGAATCTGATGTCTTTTTGTGCGAGGGTTGTCTTGTCTTCTGTCCCCGCTCCTTCTCCCATTGAGAGGTATGACTGCGGGACTTTGAGAGCAGAGAACAATTTGTCTCGAAGATACTTCACGTCCTCTATCTGTGCTGTGAATCGACCTCCAGGAAGGTTGATAATCTCCGTTGAGGACTGTCCTCCCCTAATGGGTACAAAGTAGTCCTCTTCAATAGAGAGAGGGTTATAACGCAAATCTACGCGTCCTGTGCTTGGATCAACAACTTGGTGTCGCTTCATTTGAGTCATTACTTTCTGCATGTATTGTTCTACATCTTGAGGGGCGATACCACCTACATCGATCTTAAATACGCGACGCTCAGGAGAACGAGTAATACGATAAGCCATCATAGCATCTTCTAGTAGGGTAAGCTGTCTCCAGATTCGTCTCGAAGGCTCTAGAACGCTTGTTCCATAAGGAGCATGCTTGTCGTTGCCAAGAATACGGAAGTGAGCTATCTGCCAGTTCTCTAATGTCAGACCAGCGTTGTTCCATTGAAATTGAACATAGTTCGGATTAGTTGGGTCTTCGCCCTCTAGTCTTTCGATTTCCTGTGATGGTATTCCGATGCAACCTTGTAGCCCCTTGATTTCGTCGAGATCCAAATATAAAAACATATCGCCATACTTACACATGGTTCTTGCCCAACCAAAGAGGTTGTGTTCGATGTTCATCACATTGTAGTACAAAGAATGGAGAACGTATTTGATTTCGTCATTGGGGCATTTGATATGCAACATTGGAGTAAGGGAAGAGTGAGTGGTCATCTCATCAGCATAAATGTCAAGAGATGAGGCTATCTCCGGTGTAAACTCCATTTGATCAAAATCTATATAACGCTCTGCTCGGTTTCTGTTCGAGATCATGTTGAGCGTCATGATGTTCATTGGGTTGTATTCGGTCTTCTTGAATTGTTGTCCTGATGCTGACTTAAAACGTTTGGCATAAATATCAAGATGTCTTCGTCTCAGTTGTCGTCCCGACTGAGTTCTTCTTTGTGTTATCGGTCCAGAAAACAATCTCGTCAGTGTTTTAAATAAATCGTTCTGATTGTTATTCGGGTTTCTTTCGTTGCGAGCCATTCTTTATCCTTTGTATATCCACAAAAATTCTTTTGTTTTTTGTATCTCCTCTTGGTGTTTTTCTTGGAATGTCTCGTTGTAGAATTTTTGGCCTTGTATTTGCGTATTCATTGTCGTAGTGCTTTTGAATACTCCTCCCAGCATTGCCTTCTTATATGCCATGTCTTTTTCGTTTTCAGTTAGGGCGGTATCTCGAACCCAACAGGCAATAGCCAAAGACATAACCAAATCATCATTGTAAGAACGCATAGCCTGAGGCTTGCCATTAACCCAAACGAAAGTTTTCAATTCAAGAAAAACTCTATTGGAGTGCATAGTAATTAGTTTGTTTCTAACGTACTCTTCCAATTTGGCCACGATTAGTGGTCTTGTCTTTGATGATGTCGTAAAGCCCGGAACCGCTCTATCGTCATGTTCTGCTAGGTAAGCTTCAACGTATTCGTGTGTCGACTTCATCGAGTAGTATAGCTTGGGATACTCTAGGTCTTTGAGTTTTTCGAGCACAGCGATGCCTACCCCAACGTTTTCAACTACAAGCAGGCATGCCCCATACTCATAACCAGCATCAAATAAAATGCGTGAGTAGAGGTCTAAATCGGGCTTTCCTTGGTACTCTGCCACTACAGTCATAGTATCTACCCTAATGACATGAAAGCAGGAAAAATCAGCACCATCACCCCTTGCAACGTCTGCTGAGAGTAGGTATGGAACTCCATCTTGAAATCTCTCCCAGATCCAAAAGTTGCGATCATATCCTGTTCTATAGATGGGGTCTCGAAGATTTCCGTGTAAAAGCTGGAGGTCTTCTGGGTTGATGACCGTTTCGCCCGAAGCATTGAAAGAGCACTCTAATTCCTGTGCAATCTCTCGCTTGGACATGTTGTTGGTCTCTTTGTCGTACCAAGCTTGATCACGATCAGGGTGAACATCCCACATGAGTTTGATGTGGTGGAAGTCGTTAGAGCCAAGTTCTGCTTCTGTGTATGTTTTGTGGAACCAATTACCGACACCGTTAGGAGTTGACAGGGCAATGCAACGACCCCCTGTTGATAGCGTAGGATAGAGACCAGTCCATAGTTCATCGAAACCTTCAACGAAAGCAGCCTCATCCACAATAAGGAGAGACAATGCTTCAGAACGACCAGCGTCTCCAGATGTTGATGCGGCTTTTACTTGAGAACCGTTTGATAGTTCGAACGACTGTCTGTTATCTACGGTGATCTTTGCAATCAACATGAAGGAAGGAAGATTTTTGAAGATCATTTTAACTTTCTTCACAAGGTTCGTTGCTGTCGATAGTTTGGTTGCAATAACCAAAACATTCTTTTCTCGATGAAACAACATAAACCAAGCAACATAGGCAGCAGAGATGGTGGAAATACCAAGCTGTCGTGCTTTTAGAATAACATTGAAACGATAGTCGTTGAAATCTTTGAGTAAGTCTTTCTGATAGTCAAACGTCTTGAATGGGATTTGACCTTTCAGTGGGTGCGAAATCTTGCAGTAGTTGTCGATAAAGTATTGTGGATCTTTTCCACACTTAACAAGTTCGCTTACAATTTCTTTTTTGGTAAGCTTCACTCGTCACCTACTTTTTTTGATTGTCGGATGGCTTAATGAATTCGTTATT